TATTGCGTCACCGTCAAGATTTTTGAATGACGTGTATTGACCATCTGGCGTATAATTGACTGTAATATTACTGCAAACTGACGGATGCATTTTAAAGTGCATAAAATCATCGTTCTTGGCACTTGCCGATCCGTCTGGTTTTAGTCGTATAAATTTAATATTGAAACTATCTGGCACTGTGAAAAATCTAGCACCTGCAGTACCCTTATTAATTAAATCATTTAACTTTTCATTTCCACCTGAAACTTCTTCACCAGTGACTTCGGGTACAGCACCCTGCTTAAAATAGTCAAGAATATCTTTCATTTCCCTTGCTTCTTCTGAACTTCTAGCAAGGAGTTTGAAAGTAAAGTTATGTGTTCTAAAATTCATACCAGTGAAGATATTTTCTTTAAATGGATTAAAGATTCTACCTCGTGATAATGCTTGAAGTGAGCTTGCATCAAGACCTCCTTGCAGTCCTCCTATTTGAGCAAGACCGTTGGCAGTTTCCGCTATTGCCGACGATGCAAACTCTGGCATTCCTGCTCTCGCTGTTTGTCCAATAATTTGGGCAATTGCTTCAGTATCACCACCACTATTGATTGCTTGAACTGCGGCCGCACCGACAACACCAAGATCAATTTGACGATATGCTGGTCGATATGAAGTTTGTAGTCCTTTTGGCATTGCAAGATAGACCCTATTAGGATCTAACCTTCTTTTTGCAGAATTACTAGGTAAACTATATCCTCTAAATCCTTTATCATCATATTTTATACTTGTTCGTTGAAAACATGCATAGTCAATTGCTTCTGTAGCACCATCAGACGTGCTAGCAGAACCAGTTGTTTCTGGTGCTTGTAATGGGTATCTAAATATTGCCAACAGTCGGACCTAAATATAGTGTGACCTCTATGTATTTATGCGATATCAAGGTAAATACCGCCCCTCCTTTCCGAGGAAATATAAAGGCGATCCTAGTAATGTGATTTATCGCTCCTCCTGGGAGTATAAATTTATGAAATGGTGTGATAATACACCATCTGTTGAAGAGTGGGGTAGTGAAGAAATTATCATTCCATATGTTTCTCCAGTTGATGGTAGAAGACATAGATATTTTCCAGATTTTTATGTTAAGGTTGGTAAGAAAAAATATCTGGTTGAAGTAAAACCCTATAAACAGACTAAAGAACCCAAAACTCAAAAAAGGCACACAAAACGATATATTAATGAAGTTGTGACATATGCTGTCAATCAAGCAAAGTGGAAAGCAGCAACAGAATTTTGTAATGATAATAATTGGGAGTTTATGTTAATCACAGAAAAGGAACTTAAGGTATAAAATGGGCATTCCAAGGCAAGAATCTGCAAGATATAGTTCTCTTCAGGAGTTTATTAGTTTTTCTAACAAAACTGATACCTCTCCTAGTTTTACTAACTTATTTTCAGTGCATTTTTCTTCTCCTCCGATGATTGCGGAGCAAACTGCAGGTAATAAGTTTAGACCTGAAGTTGGAGAGATGTCATTGCTTTTGGATTACTATGCAAAAACGGTAAATCTTCCTAGCAAACAAATTACTACAGGTCAAGTCACCAATGTTGGTGCTGGATATAAGTTTGCGACTGGAACGGCATTTAGTCAAATCTCCATGACGTTTACTATGCCTCGTTCTCAACAAACACGAAACTTTTTTGAGAGATGGACAAGTTTGATGACAAATGATGCCAATCAGTATACTGATTATTATGATACCTACTGTGCTCCTCAGGTAATCATCTATAAGTGGGAGAGAGGTGGTGGAGACTATGCATATGCAGATCCAAAATCTATTAGGGCACTCAGGCAAAGTGGGGATAACTTTTTACTTGCAAAAAAGAATAAACTGACTGCTGCCTGGGTACTAAAAAATGTATTTCCATATAATATCGGTTCTGTTCAGTTAGATAATAATCAAGCAAAGACAATGGATCTTAGTGTTCAGTTTTATTATGAGAGATATAGGTTCTTTACTGAAGACCAATTTGATGCTCCTGGAGTAAGGAATATTATTACTATTCCATCAAGTGGTGGTGATGTTACTACTCAAGAGACTGATAGAAACCAGGAAGTGGAAAGAATCAATACATCTACACCTGTGACAAATGGAGGAGCATCAATCATCAGTGCTTTCAACGCACAGATTGGCTGATACCGCATAAATAAAATTACTGAATTGAATTTCTATGGGATTACCTAAATTAAATGTACCTAGGTACAAACTGAAACTGCCATCAGATGGCAGAACTGTGAATTATAGACCGTTTCTTGTTAAAGAAGAGAAGTTACTTCTCCTCGCTACAGAAACGGGAGAGCAAGAAGAGATTATTGGTGCAATCAAAAACATCATTACAGAATGTACTGATATTGCTTCAGTTGATAAACTAGCAACATTTGATATTGAATATTTGTTCTTACAAATTCGTACAAAATCTGTTGGTGAAAACGTTGATGTGACAGTGACTTGTCCTGATGATGGAGAAACTGAGGTTGAGGTTTCGATTCCTTTGGATGAAATTAAGGTCGTAAAGACTAGAGGTCATAAAAAAGAATTAAAACTTGACGCTGAGATTGCCGTTACTATGGGATATCCCAATCTCGAATCTTTTGTAGAGTCGAATTTTGGGGAAGATACCAATCAAATTGACCAGATTTTTGAAATGGCAGCAGGTTGTATTGAAACTATTGCTGATACCAATCAAATCTATGAATGTAAAGATTTACCAAAATCAGAAATTTTAGAATTTCTTGATCAACTGAGTAGCAAACAGTTTGGAGAACTTCAAAAATTCTTTGAAACTATGCCTAAATTGTTGCATAAGGTACAAGTAACCAATCCTAATACTGGGGTTGAATCTGAAATTGTTCTTGAGGGATTAGCGAGTTTTTTCGCATAGCACTCCTTCACAACAATCTCCGTTCTTATTATGAAGGTAACTTTGCACTGATGCATCACCATAAATGGAGTATCGAACATATCGATAATCTGATGCCTTGGGAAAAAGAAATTTATGTGAATTTGTTAATACAATTCTTAAAAGAAGAAGAACGTAGAATGAAGGAGCAGCAAGCAGCAGGTGGCTAAACTACAACCATATAAACTAGTCAATCCTGGAGTATCGTCGATTACTACTCCAGCAATTTCTGCTGCAAAAGTACAGACGTTAGCATTTAATCGTCTTGGTACTACAGTTAGCTCTTTATCGAGTGTAGTTAGTGATTTGGGGAAAATCTCCACCTTAACAGTTAAGAGTAAGAAAGAGACTGAAAAAGCAGAAAGAAGAAGTAAGCGTAGAGAGAAAGATTCTTCTTCTGAAACTAAGCAAGAAGCGAAAGCATTAAAAAAAGAAGGAGCTAATGAGAAATCAAGGTTAGGTGAAAAGGTAAAGAAAGGCACTAAGGGTATTTTTGGAACGATTGAAAAATTCCTTAGTCCTCTTGGTGGATTATTAGTAAAACTTGCTACATTTACTCTTGGTCTAGAACTTTTAAATTATCTAGGTAATCCTGAGAATATTGAGAAGATTAAATTATTCTTAGATAAAACACTTTTCGTTTTTGATAAGTTAAAAGACTTTGCGATGAGCATTTATAATGCCTTTACTTCTGGTCTAGATTTTATCTTTGGTAAAGAGACGACTATTGGTCAACGTCTTGATGCGTTCGGTAAAATTGCTCTTGCAATCGGTGGTATTTCTGGAATAATTGCAGCAGCAGGTGGTATTCGAGACCTTCTTGATGCGCGAGATCTTCTTGATGGTCCCGATAAACCAAAAAAACCAACAAAACCAGGTGTAAAACCAGGTGTAAAACCAACAGTAAAACCTAGTCCTAAACTATCTCCTTTCCAATTAGAGCAAGCACGAAAGCTTGCCACTAAAGAAGCTACTGAAACAACTGGTGAACAGGTTGGTAAGAAAGCTACTGGACAGGTTTTTAAATATGGTGGTAAAAATATATCTAAGGCAACGCATCGTTTCTTCCTGAAAGTTATTGGAAGAGGTGGCGTAAAAGGATTGAAGAAATTAATCGGCGCATTTAAGTTACCACTTATAAGTGGTTTACTGACTGCTGCATTGAACTGGATCATGGGTGAGTCTATCGCCAAATCACTCATGATGGGTATTGGTGATGGTATTGGTACATTCTTAGGTGGTTGGGCAGGTGGCGCTATAGGTGCTCTGGGCGGTCCTGCAGCACCCATTACAATACCTTTAGGTGCATTTGTTGGTGCAATGCTTGGTGGCATTGCAGGTGAGGCAATCGGCGGATACTTATATGACATGATGCTAGGTAAGGCAAACTTAGGTGCTGACCTTGGTGCTATGGGCAAGAAACTTGTCAGTGGTATGAAGTCTCTTTGGAATGACTATATTATGAATGGAGATTTCTGGGCAGGTGCCTGGGAAACATTCTTAAACATCGGTAAAGATGTTATGAGTAGTGCCTGGGGCTCTATGATGAACATGTGGAATTATGCTTCTGGTGCTGCAGCAGATTTCTTTACCCATATGATGGAAGTCTCGAAACCCTGGCGTGAAGCAATGTGGGATGCCTTCCAAAAATATGTTGTTAATGGTCCACAAGAGTTAGTCAAAGTTATCTTTGACACGATCCTATCTGGTGCTAAAGGACTTGGGCGAATTTTTGCTGAGGGTGCTCCTATTTTGATGTCTATTATTAAAACTTCTGCTGAATCAGCAATTCAGTGGGCATTTAATAAAGTCCGAGGTTTAGTTGAAGGAATCCGAGATGCTATAGTAGGATTCAGACCAAGAGAAGCACTTAGCAAGTTGGGTTCATTGTTAGTGATGCTTGGAGCACCACTGACACAGATTCCTGAGATGATGAAAGCTGTTGGTGCTGCAACTAGCAAAAAGATTAGTCAAGCAATAGCAAAAACAAAAGAAATTGGGGAGATGATTATTGATCCCATCATGGGATATATTGAACCTGCTATCAAGGCAATTGATGAAACGTGGAAAATTGTTAGTAATTTTCCAGGATATGTTTATGACAAAGGTATCAAACCAATCTTTGATACTATTGGTTCTGTATGGAACTCTGGTCCTGCAATCTGGGAGTTTTTACATAGACCAAATACATTCCAAGAAATCACAGGACAAGAAGTTCCTCAACAAGAAATGTTCCTTGGTGGTGTAGTTAAGAGTGTTGGTAATGCTTTTAAAGGTGTAGGTAATGCAGTTAGTAATGTTATGCAAAGTCCTGTTGGACAGGTGCTTGGAACTGCTGCATCGTTTATTCCTGGTGCTGCACCTATTATGGCAGGTATCAATACACTTGCTACGGGCAATCCTATGTCAATGTTGGGAATGATTCCTGGCGTAAGTGGGATTATGGGTCAAGTTGGTAATTTTATGAATGGTCCCATTGGCAATATTGCATCTAGTGTATTGAGTGGAAACTTTGGAGGTGCTTTGAGTACTGGACTTGGGATGCTTAACCCTTCTATAGGACAATTTGCTGGTTCTATGTTAAGTGGTGGACTTAATCCTATGAACATGATTCAAGGTGCTGCAAGTCACTTTGGACTGGGTGGCATTTATAATGCGGTTACTGGTGCGATGGGTGGAGATATGTCGTCTGCTATGGCAGAGATAGCAGGACAGATAGGAGTTGATCCTAAAGTTATTGGTGGGGTGGAGAATGTGGCATCTAAAGTTTT